CGCAACATTTAATATTCCAGCTTGTGCCGTCACGCTTGCCCACGAAAGAAAAAGAGTCTGGATCATCGCCAAGCGAAAACCTATGGGCAACACCGAACACTCTTGATCATCTACCCCCTAGATCAGAAGAAGCCACAAAGAAGATGCAGACAGGTCATCGTAAGGGTCGGACACGCCCTAGTAATCTACGTGAGCAAGTAGATCCCAAGACTATGAGTATGTACCCTACACCAACGACTAAGGGATTTGGTCATGCCAGTGAGGGTCAGACATTGATCTTTAGGCGTCTTGTCGAAGAGGGCAAGATGACCGAAGAAGAAGCACAACAGATGATGAACGGCACGACACTACGTCCACCACGTATGAAAGAATGGATGTGGCCCACACCTACAACACAAGACGTAGAGCATGAAAACATTGTTTTGAATGAAAAAGGCAGACGTATATCGAAAGACGGCAAGAACGATCACAGTTTAAATTTAGCAGATAAGGTTAAGTTTTGGCCTACACCAACCACACAAGACAATCCTCAAGTAAGAGGTAAGGGTAAGACAATAGGAACGAAGAGGGGAACAACATTAGGTGGAGCAGTAAGAGAAGCACACAAAGAGGAGCAGTTATGGCCAACACCTAGAACTGGTGGAGGAAGCAGACCAAATGGCAAGGGTGGGAAAGTGCTAGAAGAAGAAGTAATGATTGCAGCCGGATTGAGAGAAAGAGGAGAAAAGTTATGGCCAACACCAGTGAGCCACGAAGCACGACTAGGGTATCAAGACAGGACAAGGGGGAAGAAAGGATCACAGGAAAGCTTGACAACGAAAGTGATCAACGAAGACGGTGGACGGCAGAAGAATCCAAAAGTCCAGTTGAATCCAGAATGGGTATCCACTTATCTGATGGGCTATCCACGCCATTGGCTGAGCTCGATCTTGGAATTGACAGAGTTGGAGCAGACATACCAGACAGAGCCAAGAAATTGAAAGCAATAGGCAATGCGATTGTGCCGGATATACCAGAGGTAATAATGCGAATTATGATTGACGATGAAGAAAGTTAAGCAACAGAAAGACATGGGATGCCCTACAGAGACACGGAGCAATATTAGGTGTTGACAGCATTTTTTATACATCGTTACAATCGTCGAAGACGCAGTACAACGTTGTACTGTACTAGCTTATACCAAACAACTCTGTATATAAAACTTAGACTGTTGTACTTACTAGTACATAGGTACTACGTAGTACTATGAAAAGGGATACACGATATAAGAGTATGGTGTTTCTTGATGACTTGTTCATGGAAGCTGCCGAAACCGAACGCAAATTACCCCCGGCAATCAAAAAGCAAAAGATGGCATCATGGCCAGAGTATGTAAAGTCATGGCAAAGCTATGGCTGGACAGAGTTTGCACCTTCATTACCTAAAGCAACTCCACAACAAATAACACGCTTTGAACAGGCAATAGATCTTCTCAACGACACAGGTATGCCAAAAGAAGACAAACAACTGATATGGGCAACGGCTCACAGTGCTGCATTTCGTGATCGAGGACCATCTTGGGCAAAGATTGGACGTAAAATGCGTCTTGATGCACGTACTGTAAAAAAGCGTTATGTCGATGCTTTACTGCGTCTTTACTACAAGCTATGACGTTATTCGATAGGATAATTACGTTATATTGCGATATAATGTTTTGAATGTACCGAAATTGTCCGTAATATTTGTATAATTCGACGACAAGTACGTCGGATATTTTTCATTACACTTCCTTCAAACTATGGTCCTCTTTTTTTACTCGCAAAGTTAGACGAGAGGGCCACCATTTTACAATCATGGTTAAAAAGAAACATCAAAATCCCAAGGGTGGTCTAAACAAGGCTGGTCGAGCCCATTTTAAACGTACTGAGGGCTCTAACCTCAAAGCACCTGTTAAATCTGGTACTAATCCTCGCCGGGTATCTTTCGCTGCACGATTTGCTGGAATGAAAGGGCCAATGAAGAAGCCAAACGGAGAACCAACACGTAAAGCACTGGCTCTCAAAGCCTGGGGGTTTGGCAGTGTTGATGCTGCACGTAATTTTGCTAATCGTAATAAAAAAAGGAAATAGGATGCCAAAGACGCCAAAACAAAAGAAATTAGCTGCAATGTACGGCAATAAAAACAAAATAACACGCGGTGATATCATAGCTGCGGCAAAGAAGAAATCAGGCAAGAAACCAGCGAAAAAGAGGTAAATTATGAGTTTATACAGAAATATGAATGCCCGGAAGAAAGCGGGTACATCGAGGTCAAAAAAGAACTCAACCGTCGATCCGAAGACTTATTCCAAGATGAAGGCTAAAAAGGGCGGTTTCAAGCCGAAAAAGAAGAAATAGCATGAGTAAGGTCACTGTTGAGCAAATGGAGCAGATTTGCAACAGATTGATGGATGGAGAGTCTTTGACGCAGATTTGCGACAACACGGATAATTTGCCGTCTAAGCGTACAATTTACCGTCATGTGCAGTCTGACGAGAAAGCATGGGAAATGTACTCAAAAGCAAGAGCCATCCAAGGAGAGGACTTAGAAGACCGTATAATGGACATTATCAACGAACCATTACCAAGTGATCCTAAGATTGCAATGGCAACAGTACAGTACAAGAGACTTAAGGTAGATGCATTGGACAAGAGGAAGAGACAGTTGCAACCACTTGGAGGTATTCGTAATAAGCCTGAAGATCTAGCACCTCATGTTAGTGGGACGATCAAGTTAAGTTGGAATGAGTAGGTGCTTTCGATGTATCTTGTCACTGCTCACACGCGAAGCACCATCAGTCCTTTTCTTGAACTTATTGCATGGTTTGTAAGAAAACTTGTAAGAATACAACGTAAGTCATTGTTTTTATTAGCGTAGGTTGTAGGTAATGTACCTACTTTTACTATTCTGTGGGGTTTATAGACCCCCCTTATACCCCCAAAACTGGTCGCCCTCTGCTATAGCGTAATAACCAAGGAACAGAGTGTCTAACACTCACTAAGTCAATCATGGAAATAACAATACCATACTCGCCTAGACCCCTACAGAAGGAGCTTCACGCCAGGTTAAAGACGAAGAGATGGGCTGTCGTTGTATGTCATAGACGCTTTGGCAAGACAGTCATGGCGATTAATCACTTGTTAAGGGATGCTGTTCTCAACACAAAAGAGAACCCCCGGTATGCCTACATTGCGCCCACCTATCGACAGGCAAAGATGATAACCTGGGATTATTTAAAAACATTCGCGGGCGGGATTCCTAAAGTTAGGTTTCACGAAACGGAACTGCGCTGTGATTTACCCAATGGTGCACGGATACAATTGCTTGGAGCAGAAAACGTCCATGCTATTCGTGGAATTTACCTTGATGGAGTCTGTGCCGACGAGTTTAGTGATATGCCGGAGAGTTTGTTTCCAGAAGTATTAAGGCCAGCTTTATCGGATCGTAAGGGCTGGGCAATGATAGTGGGCACTCCAAGGGGGATGAATGCCTTTTATGATATGTATGAAGCGGCACAAGCCGATAAGCATTGGATAACAGCTATATACAAGGCATCCGAAACAGGGTTGCTCGATGAAGAGGAGCTTGAGTCGGCAAAGGCTGCTATGTCCGATGATCAGTATAATCAGGAATTCGAATGCTCATGGACGGCAAACGTAGCCGGAGCAATCTATGGAAAAGAGATAGAAGGAATTATGGGTAAGGGCCAGATATCGGATGTGCCTTATGACGAGACTACAAGGGTCGATACATGGTGGGACTTAGGTATCAACGATAGTACGTGTATAATTTTTACCCAAACTATTGGCCGTGCAGTTCATATTATTGATTGTTATGAAAACAGGGGTGAGGGGTTGCCGCACTATTGTAGGGTCTTGGATCAGAAAGGCTATCTATACGGCACACATAACGCACCCCATGATATAGAAGTAAGAGAACTCGGCACAGGAAAATCACGACGCGAGATAGCGTATGACCTTGGTTTGAATTTTCGTGTAGTGCCAAAGCTGCCATTGGAAGACGGTATTCATGCGGGCAAGTTATTTTTCTCACGGCTCTGGTTTGATCGTGCGAACTGTAAACAACTGCTGGATGCGTTACGCCACTATCATAGGGCATATAATGAGAAGAATAGGGTATTTAGGACGACGCCAGTCCACTCTTGGGCGTCCCACTATGCAGACGCCTATCGATACCTTGCTGTGGGATTCCGAGAGAATAGGGACTATTCACAACCGCCGCAAGCGATGGCCGAAGACAGTTATAATCCACTTGGAGCGTATGTATGAAACAAGCACCATCAATGCCACCTGTACCGCCACCCCCACCAACTCCAGCCGTCGAGCCGGACAAGGTGGTAAGACCAGACAAAACGGTGAAGATGCAGACACAAAAAAGGTTAGCTGATCCAAATAAGGTAGGATTAAAGCAGACAATACTGACTGGACCGACTGGTCTTGGTAAGGAAACCACAACAACACAAGCGGGTAAAGGTTTGTTAAGTGGATCTGGTAACTAACAACCCACAACCTTTTGTTGCGTGGCTAAAGGAACGATTACGGCTCGATAAGATACAGGGCGAAGA